ATTTTGTCTTCTTTTCTGTGGTAAGATTCATATCTTTCTAAGTAGTCCTGTAAATAATCGTGTCCAATGTGATCATCAAAACTTACAGCAAGTGCTTGCTGAAGAATAGATGGAATAGAGTCTCTATTCTTTTTCTCATCTTGCCCATCTGCAATCTTGATACTTTCCATAAGTGCAAGATAAATTGCTCTATCTCTACACCACTTTTCTGTGGTATCAAGTAACCATTGGTCATTTGCAGATGCATCATCTAAAGATGAAACATAATCACAAATAGTTTTGTATGTGTCCTCTGTAATATCAGTTCTTTTTTCAGTTTCAATTAATAGAACTTCTTTTGTAGCAAGATTATCGTAGTTTAAAATAAACTTACAAATTTCTTCAAATACTACCTTTTCATGTAGGTTTTCAAAATATTCATTTTTTATAAATGGCAATACCTTTCTGCAGTAATCATTATTAAAAATTAAATTCCTTAGAATTGTAGTCTCAATTTTCTCCATCATTTATAATGCAAATAAGCAGTTAAGATATATTTTGGTCCACTTAATGGTGGTTCACCTTTATGAGGAAACATCCATAGTGGAGGGAACACTACTAAGGATCCTTGCTTAGGAGTAATAGGTAATCCATTAAACACTGTTTTCCCTCCTTTGTCAACATCATTCAAGTACCAAAGAAAGGAAAGATACCTTCTTGCACTTACATAATCTTTGACATCTACATGAGTATCAAACATGTCAGTGCCACCAGGATTATATTTTTTAATCCTGAATTGTTCAAATGCATGTTCTTCTGGAAATACTCTTTTGTCCACAAATTCATAATACTTATCCCTATAGGTAAATGCATTCCTAATCATAGTATTATGAATAAGATCCACATCTCTAGAAATTTTACAATTTTCAGTTAGATTAAGTTGGGTAAAATTTGGTTTACTATCATTGTCAATTCTTTCATGAAGTTGAGGTTGTCCTTCAAATAATTGAATTAGGAAATCACAAACTTCAGGTTCTATTGCATTTTCATAAACTTGAATTAATTCATTCAAATCAACCATAGGAGTATTCCTTTTTTGCTGCTTCATCAAGTGCTTGCATTACTTGTGAGGTAAAATATTTTTCTGGATTTTCATTAATAGTTTTTGCAAATTGAGTTGTACCATCTCCAACATCATAACGAGTTCCCACTTTTTTAAAGATTTCATATTTTTCTGCTAACTCCAATAATCCATAATACTTATCAAGTCCTCTTTCATCATAATAAAGACGCACTTCTACATCTTTATTTTCTTTACTCAAACGAGACTTGTGGGTTTTACATTTAATAATATTTCCAACAACTTCAGTTCCATCCTTTTCTTTTTTCTTAGAAAGATAGATGATAGAAGATGCTGCATATTTAAGTCCAGATCCTCCACTCATTTCTTTCATTGGTACATATGATCCAACAACATCATAAGTATGATTAGTAACTATCATAGGGATACTTGCTTGACCAAGTTTAAGAGTAAGCATTCTAAATGCTCCCTTGACTAGTTGAGATTTTGTCATATCCCTAACTTGCTTGTCATTCAAACTATCTTCAATTTCTTTAGATGTAGATAGCATTCCAAGACTATCCAGAACAAACATACAAGGTTTACGCTCTTCTGGTTTTTTCTTTTGATACAAATCAACTGCCTTCAATGCTTTAGACCTAAACTCTTCAATTGTTACTACATTGATAACTACAATCCTAGAAATATCAAGTCCTCTACTTTCTAGCATAGATTTTGTTACTGCTGCTTCAGTATCAAAATACAAACAATATCCATCAGGATTATTATCAAGAAAATTTTTGACGACTGCGAGACTGAAGAAAGTTTTTCCTGTAGAACTTTCCCCTGCGATTGCAGTAATCTTATTGCCAGATACCCCACCAAATATGCTGCCGGATACAAGAGCATTAAAAATGTACGAACCTGTGTCCACATAAGTTTCAGTTTCATCAATATCTGATGCAAGAGAGGCATACTCTCCTCCAATTTCTTTAACAATATCTTTAAGAAAGTCCATAGTCATTTAACGTTTTGATGTTTATAGTTGAACCAAAAACTCCATAATTTATTATAAAGTTGTTGATTTCCTTTTACTTTTTCAAGTATTTGTTTAAATTCTTTTTCTGTAATAGGCAAGTCCATTTATTACTAACAAAAAAATGATTCTAATGTATTTGATTTTTCAGTCTTCCATCCAATGCATTGAAGAATAGTCTTCAATGGTTCCAAAAAACTTTTATCAAACTGAAGTTCATAATCAATATATTTGCTAAGGTTTAATTCTTTGGGAAACTGTTGAATAAAAGAAATTACATTTTCCCTAATTGGGTTTGCCTTTTTAAGATAGCAAAATTTAATTTTCTCACCATTATTAATAATAGGATATTTATTGTCTAAATTATTTTCCTTGACATAATGATTATACAACAAAACTCCTCTGACGTGAATAGGGGTTCCCTTCTCATAAATCATACTATAAGATTTGTACTTATTAATATTATTAGCAGTTCTTGGGAAAGAAATCTCTTCTGGGGGAAGGGAGTAAAACTTCTTTCTACTGCTGTTAATATATTCAATCATGTCATCTTCACTTTTAGTCATGATGATCTTGAATGCTTCTTTAATCATAGTTCTGCAAGGAGCAGGAGTAGATGATTTAACTGCTTCCATTCCCATGATTTTAAGTTTAGGTTCAGAATATCTAACACCTTCACTATCCCAGACATTCAAGATATAACGCTTTTTGGCAGTCCAGATTCCACGTTCAGCAATGTTCTCACGCTTCATCTGCATCTTCTGCTCATAAGCATTCATGTACTCTGCCAGTTCTTGGTAGCAACCTTCAATATATTTTTCAAGTTCCACCTTACAGATCTTATCAAGGAACGAGACAATGCTTTCAGTAGTTTTCTCTCTTCCCTTGTATACAGTTTCAACCAAAGGACCCATATTAAGATAAATGGAATCAGTATCAGAAGCAACGACATAATCAACCCCATCAGTTTTAAGAACTTTGTTTAAGTATAAATTGACTTTATTTTCAATCCATCTAATTGAAACCTGTCCAGAAAGAGTAACTGCTTCTGCATTTTCTAATTTGTAGTATCTAAAATATTCATTACCAACAGCACCATAGGCAGAATTCAATTGAATCTTTCTTGCCATTTGAATATTCTTACATCTAGAAATTTCTTTCTCCAATTCTTTTGTAGGAGTTTTCTCATACTGCTGTTGAGCAGCAAGCATCTTTTTCTTATAGATTGTTCTATCCTTATAGATCTTGTCCATCAATTCTGGAAGAAATCCACGAACATCTTTTCTATACATTGATCCATTTGCACAGACTGAATATGGAAAATTTTCTGGGATTTGAATTTGTTTATTAAGAACTTTGTCTACAGAAATGTTGACAAATTTATCCTCCATCAAAGTTTCTGGAGAAATATTATATTGCATGATTAGGTGAGGATACAGACTGTTAAGGTCAAAGGAAACCACCCAATCATGCCTACCTACAATAGGATCTTTTACATATGCTCCAGCATACTTCTGATCCTTTTTATTTTCTTTTTTAAATGGGATGACAATATTTCGTTCTTTCAAGTAATTGTAGATAATAGAGTCCCACATTCTTACTTGGTAGAATACATCATTATAGTTTCCTTTTGAGTCATATGCCATAGTAATAGCAAGCTCAATTAATTTCATCTTGTCTTCCAAACGGTCAACAAGTTCCACGTCTTTGATGTTGTATTCTACAAACTTTTGCCAATCTTTAGTATAAAATTCTTTAAATGTATCATATTCACTGTGGTCCAACTTTTGCTGGCCAAGTTCCACATTAGCAATGTGATCCAACCTATATGATTCTTGATTAGTATATGTGAACTTCTTATACAAAGTCATATAATCAAGTTGTGTAATGCCAGCAATATCATACATCTTATGAGGTCTGCCATTAACTATAAGTTCTCCTTCAGTTACAATTCCCCAAGGAGAAATTTGTTTGGCAACTTTTTCACCAAGAACTTTACACAGACGACCATAAAGATATGGGATGTCATAATATTCAGAATTCCATCCAGTAATAACTTCTGGATGGTTACTCTCCCAATAAAACATAAACTGATCTAACAGATCTGC